GTGATCTTAAGTTTAAAGATGGCGCACACCCTAATGGGATTATCGGTTTGGTTGCGGGTTGCTACAAAGGCTCAGAAGAAACGTGGGCTGGACAGGCAAATAGAGACTGGTGGAAAGGTTGTGTAATTAAGAGAGAAATAAGGCAAGGGGTTTATGAACCCGAATTTGTATCATTAGAAAGATTGAAAGGATTATACGGATGATTACAGCGAGAGATATGAAAGATATGATGGACATGTATTCCCAGTTTGTAGAGGACAAGATGATTACTAAAGGTCGGGAGCGACTGATTGAGAATGCTCTAGGCTTGACTGGTGAGGCTGGTGAGGTATCGGAGAAGATTAAGAAGCTGTTTCGTGACAACAGGATTGATGACGAGGCAGTACTAAAAGAGTTGGGGGATGTATTGTTTTATACTGTAGCCCTCTCTAACATCTTTGGTGGTAACTTGATTAAGATAATTGAATTGAATATGGAGAAGCTAAACGAGCGTGTAAAGAACGGTACACTACAAGGGTCAGGTGACAACCGATGAGTAAGAAGAATACTGGTATGTCATGGTTCTGGAGATATATGAACTATCTTGCGACATGGCGAACCCACAGGATAGCAATCAAGCAACTTAATCAACTAACAGATAAGGAACTACTAGACATTGGCATAGCTAGATCAGATATTGACCGTATGGTCTGGCTAAAAGAAGATAAGACTATGAGAGCGAGAGGAAAGACTGATGATGAAGAGTGATAACATGAAGTATGTAGTATTTTTGTTGTTCATGGCTACAGTTCCATTTGCTAATTACTTAATTGGTAATTTTGGATCTGTTTGTTTAGATAACGGTCCTTGTCTTATCCCAGTTGGCTTTGGCTTGATGGCACCTTCTGGGGTTCTTATGATAGGTCTAGCTCTTGTATTGAGAGATTGGTTACAAGAGCTAACTAATTGGAAGTGGTCTGCCCTAGCTATTGTTGTAGGAGCCACTATCTCTTGGCTAGTCTCCAATCCTTTTATAGCAGCCGCTAGTGCAGTAGCTTTTTTAACTGCTGAGTTATTTGATCTAGCTGTATATACGCCTTTAAGAAAAAGAGGTAAACACATTGCTGTAGCAGCTTCTGGAGTTGTAGGGGCTATAGTGGATAGTAGCTTATTTGTTTATCTAGCTTTCGGGTCACTAGAGTTTTCTGCTGGAAATATTCTTGGTAAACTGTATGCAACTATTATTGTCGCAATAATCTTATGGTGGAGAGCAAATGCTACATTATCACGGAACTCCTATAACTCCTAAAGCCTCTATAGAAGCTATGAAAGGAAAGCATATGTGTATTTCTTTTTCAGACCCAAGGGATGCCGATTGGTCTATTAAAAACGCACAAAGCATTATGTGGGATAACGGAGCTTTTTCATCTTACACTAAGGGTAAACCTTTTAAGAAAGATCAATTTATAGCTTGGTTAGATGATAAGCTTTATGCTGCTAATTGGGCTGTAATCCCAGATGTAATAGATGGCACTGTTGATGAACAAAGGGAGATGGCAGCAGATTGGCCCTATCCCAAACATCTCTCCGCTATGGTTTGGCACATGGGATTATCCTTAGATTGGCTAAGAGAAATAATAGATAACTACCCTAGATTTTGTTTTGGCTCATCTGGAAAATACTGGAAAGTAGGTGGGCCAGATTGGTGTAGAAGGGCAGATGAGGCTTGGGATATTATAGAGAAGTCTAATGCTAGGCCTTGGGTTCATATGATGAGAGGCTTAAAACTGTCTAAGGGAAGGTGGCCCTTCGCATCAGCCGATAGTACTAACGTAGCAAGGCACTTTAAAGAGAGGGAAGATAGATGCCCAAAACAAATGTCCGATAGAATAGACGCTGTTCAACCGCCTATCAGATTTGAAATTAAACAAAGAGAGTTAGATATATGACGAATAATTACCTACCAACTGACTACCAGACTTTTATTGCTAAGTCTCGCTACGCTAAATATATCGACGGTGAGGGCCGTGAGGATTGGGGCGACACAGTAGAACGCTATATGGATAATGTAGTACGCCCTAAAGCTGGTAACGATTCTTATGTGAATCAACTACGGGATGCCATCTTAAACCTAGAAGTTATGCCCTCTATGCGAGCTATGATGACTGCTGGCCCAGCACTGGCCCGTGATAATACCGCTGGATACAACTGTAGCTACCTACCTGTAGATGACCCTAAGTCTTTTGACGAAGCTATGTTTATCTTGTTGTGTGGCACAGGGGTGGGGTTCTCAGTAGAGCGTCAGTTCATCCAGAAGTTACCAGAGGTTCCTGAGCTATTTGAGAGTGACACAGTGATTGTAGTTAAAGATAGTAAGGAAGGGTGGGCTAAAGCCTTTCGTCAAGTCCTTGCGCTTCTCTGGGCTGGTGAGATACCTAAGTGGGATGTATCTGCTGTACGTCCTGCCGGTGCTAGACTTAAGACCTTTGGTGGTAGAGCATCTGGCCCTGCACCCCTAGTCGAGTTATTTAACTTTGCAGTTACTACCTTCAAGGCTGCACAAGGACGTAGGTTGTCAAGCATTGAGTGCCACGACCTTATGTGTTTCATTGGTCAAGTTGTTGTAGTTGGTGGTGTTCGTCGTTCAGCTATGATTAGCTTATCTAACCTATCTGATGATCGTATGCGTTATGCTAAGTCTGGACAGTGGTTTGAAACTGCTGCTCATCGTGGGTTAGCTAACAACTCAGTAAGTTACACAGAAAAACCTGACATGGAAACATTTCTACGGGAGTGGCAAGCCCTAGTGGAAAGCAAGTCAGGTGAACGTGGTGTCTTTAATCGTCAGGCTAGTAAGGTACAGGCAGCTAAGAATGGACGTAGAGATCCCAACTATGAGTTCGGTACTAACCCCTGTAGCGAAATTATCTTACGACCAAACCAGTTCTGTAACCTGACAGAGGTTGTAATAAGGGCTACAGACACTGTAGAAGACTTAGAGCGTAAGGTACGCCTAGCTACAATACTAGGCACTATCCAATCTACTTATACTAAGTTTCCATATTTGCGTAAGATATGGCAGAAGAACACAGAAGAGGAGAGATTGCTAGGTGTATCCCTAACGGGCATCATGGATAACAAACTAACTACCAGTCAGAATGCTGGGCTTGAGAAAACCCTGGAAAGGTTAAAAAATGTTGCAATATCTACGAATGCTGAGTGGGCTGAACGCCTTAACATCCCTGTTGCTACTGCTATCAGTTGCGTTAAACCAAGTGGTACTGTCTCCCAACTTGTTGATTCTGCTAGTGGCATCCATGCTCGTCATAGCCCTTATTATGTTCGTACTGTGCGTGGAGATAACAAGGACCCGCTAACGAGGTTTATGATTGACTATGGAATACCTAATGAGCCAGAGGAGTATAACCCAGAGCAAACAACAGTCTTTAGCTTCCCAGTTAAATCTCCAGCAGGGGCAATCACTAGGAACGATATGACAGCCGTAGAGCAGCTAGAGATGTGGTTGACGTATCAACGCTCATGGTGTGAGCATAAGCCATCTGTGACGATCTCAGTGCGTAATGAGGAGTGGTTACATGTAGGTGCCTTTGTGTACGAGCATTTCGATGAGATGTCTGGTGTGTCTTTCTTGCCTCACTCAGATCACAGCTATGTACAACCACCTTATCAGGACTGTAGCAAAGAGGAGTATGAGGAGTTGTTAGCTACAATGCCAGAGTCTATTGATTGGTCTAAGCTTTCAGAGTATGAGAATGAAGATAACACTGCTGGTAGTCAAACTATGGCTTGTAGTGGTGACACTTGTGAACTCGTAGACTTAACATAGGAGACTATAATGGCTAAGTGGGACTTAAGTAAGATGGAATCTGATAATGTAAATAGTCCACCACACTACGGACAAGGCACTATTGAGTGTATCAAATACATTGAGGACTTCCTAAGCAAGGATGAGTTTGTGGGCTACCTACGAGGGAATATAGCTAAGTACCTTCATAGGTGGCGCTACAAGAATGGCTTAGAGGATCTTAAGAAGGCTAACTGGTACTTATCTAAGCTCATAGAGGTGGAGAGTAAGAAATGATAAGTCTAAATCAGTCAGTAGACTTAGTACACTTAGGTATTACACTCTACTTGGTCTGGAAGGTACATAAACTACAACAAGAAGTGGACTATGCTTACTTTACACTAAGTAACCTACTAAAGTCTTTAACCAGCACCTTTAAAGCAATGACACAATAGAAAAAGCCCCTGCGTCCAACTAAGGATACAGGGGCTTCTTTATTGTATACACCAGCTAAGGTGGTTTTTGTGAACTACTTACCGAAGAATTTAGATACTGATCTGATTCCTATAGATGCTGATACGATACCTCCAAGGGAATACTGATACCATGTTGGCATAGTCTCAAGTGCTGCAAATCCAGCTTGGACTATAGCATTACCCCAATCACCACAAAATGCTAAAATCAGGGGAATACTGAAAAGTAGGGTTATCCACTCGTCTTTCCAGCTATTCTGTGTAGCTTGTATAGCAGCTAGATCCCAGTCAATCTCACCTGTAAGTTGTTTCTTCTTGATCTCAGCTTCAGTGAGTTTGATCTGTGTCTTACTGTCGATCACACTTGTAGCTAGACCAGCTACACTACTTAAGATTTGTCCTATCATTTGCTCTCATTCCCTAACCAAACTGCAAAGGCTCCTGTTAAGGCTCCAGTTACAGTTGCTGTAAGTGCAGTTGCCTGTGATGTCATAGCCTCTGGTGGTAACGACATAAACCACTCAATCACTCTGATGTACATACCAGTCATAACTAACATCATTAGTCGTGGTAGTAGTTTCCAAGCCAGTATAGTTTCCATATCAAACCTCTACGTCTAGTATTCTACCTACTTCTATAGGTGTTACAATTCTACCATTGGGGCTGTAAGCTATCTCAGCCATACTTCTCTGTATGTTTAAGAGTTCTTCGGCCTTCTCTTGCCAGTACTTGTCAAGCCTTATAGTAATCTCACTACGAGTAGCTGGCTCTACAACCTTTGGCTTATCAGTGCTGGTCTTAGCTGGGGGAGTAGGTGGTGTAGTTACTGTAGTAGCTGTAAACTCAGGAATCTGGTACATCTGGAAGGGGAAAGTACCTTTAGCTTCTAAACCCATTATAACATTCCCTTTGATGACATTATCAGAAGCACTGCGATACCAGTTATAATAGACAACACAGTTAGCGTACCCCCAATAACAACTACCCTCTCTACTACCTCTTGCTTACGGAGTTTAGCAGCAGCTTCTCTCTCTTTACGTTCCCTGCGTGTTCTAGCTCTTATTTCCTGTAGCTCACCCCAAGCGGAATAACCCCTAGTAGCTATCACAATGGCCCTGAGTTCTTCTTCAGCATCCTTAGCCTTCTGTAGTTTCACGAAAGTCTCCATACTGTTCTCATCATCACCTGAGAAGAGACTATTTCTTTTCTTGTTGTGGTTATGCCTTAGTTCATCGACACCATCAAAGAACTCACCAATCTGTTTAGTAACTGAGACAAGCTCTTTACCCGCACTGACAGCAGTCTTGACCGCAGCCAAAGCTGTAAATGGATCTATCATGCACTACCCCCATTGAGCTTCAAACTCATGGGCTGCATCAAAAGTGTCGAAACTTACTTCCTCAAGTGAAGGTCTTGAAGAAGTACTCTTGTGAACAACCCGACAAAGAATAAACCACTTGTTACCAACTTGCATTGGGCCTTTGATTATTTCTACTAAGTGATAACTATTCATTAGCCATCTTTTCTACTGATTGTCGGATTGCTTTAATGTTTTCGTCTATACGGGCCATAGATACTGCTTGTCTTTGTGTAGCATCTTCTACAATAGCCATCCTAGACTGTAAACGCATGATCTCTTCACCATTACGTTCAATGTCTGACATCATCATAGATACAGTCCACACAATAGCTGCTGCTTGAGCTATAAGACCAAAGATAAGGGTTATAGGTACACTCCTAGAGAGGTGCCAATTATCTTCTTCTCTACTCATGCTGGGTAGACTTTACGATCAAGTTCAAAATGAGGTGCATCATAGAAGCTCTTCCAGTCACCACCCCATACGATGGAAATGTCAAGCTCTTCTGCTGCATCCTTCATGGCTTCAGCCATAGTTTCAAACCTATCTAAGTCTTCCCAATCTACAGGCCAAGGAACCATGTCTACAGCATGGCCTGTGATGTGTCTTGAGTTAAGTGTAGTTGACTTACCCTCTTTGAGTAATTGTCTTTGACGATCAATATGACGTATACCTTCGATGACTGTGAAGTCTACCTCAGTGATCTCGATTGCCTTCTTAACTACAGCTTGCATATCAGGGTGAACGCCTGACAAGTTCTGTAAGCTACGTGTTCCTAGTTTATATCCCATTGTCAGGCATCCCTGTCTAATTAAGCTGCTTCTTGTTGTTGTTGTGGCTCTGGATCAGGTGTAAGTGTATCTTTAAGAGCATTCATAAATGCCCCACGACCTACATTAAGCTGATCTAAGTTAAACTTAGTGCTACCGATCTTACGATCTAAATCCATAACGTGGTTGATTAGAACCTTCTGTTCATCTGTAAAGTCTTCCACGTTGTATTCTACTTCATCAATCGTAATGACTTGTGTTTTTTTCTCTGTCATTAGTCTTTCCTCTCTTCTAAGTTATGTCTACCACGGAACCCCGCTTGCAGACGTTGGATTAACTATTGCATCAATCTTAGCAGCAATAGCAGCTTCAGTATCATCCTTTGATACATGACCCCAGACCCAGCCTTGAGCTTGATCTTTTGTAATATCTGCATACGGCGTGTAGTCAGCAGCAGAGGCATCGTAGGTTAGGCCACAGGTGCCATAGTTAGATGCTGAGTTGCCATCGTCATCAACGCCTGAGCAGCGCCAGTGAGCAATGTAAACGCCACCGTCAGCGGTTTTGTGTTCCAGTGTTGGAATAGTCCAAGTGTAAGTAATAGCCACGTTATCCTCCGTTATCTGCAATATCAGACATCATCATTGATACTGTCCATACGATAGCTGCCCCTTGAACAAGTAAGCCAAAGATCAGTGTAATCGGTACAGACTTGCTCAAGTGCCAGTTATCGTTATCCATTATCCTGTGAACGCATCTGCTGCTGCGATAGCTGC